TCGTTAGCTTCCTGCGCTAATTTGAACCGTTCTTTGGCAATATCTACAATGCTTTTCTTTTCTTTTGCTTGTTTTTTACTCATGCCATCCATCCAGAATGTCCGTAATGTTTGTGATTATGCACTACTTTTGGCTTATCAACAACCTTACCAGCCCTTCGTGCACCTTCGCAAGCGTATCTTAGAGCGTCAATAACGTGATTGTACTTATCTTCTAAGATTGGTACTATTTTACCCGTTAATTTGTCAGTTTTGTAAGAATACAGCGTTAACTCATCAATTAAGTGCTTACAACGTGGATGAACAATAATGTCGTAAGACTTTAACCACTCGATACCATCCTCGATAGACTTAGCGCCTTTAATAGCCGCCCGCATCTTTGGAAAGCCGTTCTTTATCATGTGGCTAATCGTTTCAGGTCTAGCACTATCGGCAGTGATTGGCCATCTTTCCGCATCAGGAACAGACATGAATAACTCAGGCAGGTTGACAATCTCGCACCCGATAGCCCATGCCTCATAGTCCACGTATAAACGATTACCTTCGATAGAGCAGCGAACCAATACGCTTGGGTCAATAGCGAAACCCCAGTCAGCACCAAGACGAAAGATAGTTCCATCAGGTCTAGTAAAATCCTCAACACTCCAATTTCTAAAAACCCTAGCCTCTGAGTTTTCATTGTATTGACCCATCCAGATATGAAAAAACTTATCCTTATCTCTGGACTTATCGTATTCCATTTCCTGCTTTAAAACATCAGGAAACCAAGGATTATCAGTGTAATTAACTTGCTTAACAATTGAATTAGGAGGCGGGTCTTCACCCCTTAAAAGCTGATCTATTGGGTCTTTTGGACTAGACGGGTTCCATGTAAACCAAAGCTCAGAATCAGGCTTTCTAATTGTTGGCCTAAGTAGATCTAATGATTTTTGACTTACGCTTTGAGCCTCTTCAACCCATGCGCAATCCATACCCTCCAAAGACTTTATTGAGTCGCTTGTATGGTTTTGTAGTCCTTGAAACAAAATAACGCCATCACCCATTTTTGATTTTATTATTGATTCTTGAATCTCAAAATATTGACTGACACCCATAGACTCAATTTTTGTCTCTAGCAATCTTTTTACTGACTGGTTTAAAGATCTTTGAATTTCACGGACGCAAACAGTCCTTCGATTCTTATCAATAACATGAGCCTCTATAACCATCTCGGCAAACATATGGCTTTTCCCGCTTCCACGGCCACCAAAAGCACCCTTATATCTAGCTTTTGAAAAGAATGGCGCAGACCATCTAGGTGTATCCAAGACGAGCTTTGTCATTTTGAAGGATCAACTAACCTGCGCTCAATAATCTGGAATGTTAAAGGTTGATCTTTATCGCCTGCAATAGTCATAGGTAAGACTTTACCGATAAGCGATAAGAAAGCACCAGCGGTCTTAGGGTCGTTCGCCTTCTCTACTAAGTAATCAACACCACCCGAATGATCAAGCGCCTGAAGGATCATTTCCTTCAATTCTTTGGTGTTTTTATTAGGTACGCCTTTACGTGAACCGCCTGTTAGGTTCTTGCGACTTTTGTCCGACACTTTGCTGATTTTGTCCATAATGTTAGTATCCGCTAACTTTAGCCCTGAAATCGTCAGGTCGAGTGCTGTATATCATAACAGAAAAAGCAGATCTAATCAACCACTTAAACCTTCAGCTTTATTGCTTGTTTGTGTTCCTGTATTGATTGTTGGTATGTCTAGTTCTTTGTCTTTTGTAAAAACATCATCATACTTTTTCTTTTGCGCGTCAATTATTTCTTTAATTATTTCATTCATTTGTTTAGGTGTTAAAAGTCTATTTCCCATTTTTCATGCTTTCTGCAAACTTATTAAACAAAGTATTGTTCCTGATCTCCATCCTTGCGGTTATCTCAGGGTCTTTGTATCCGCCAGCAGTCCAATAGTTTCTAGCCTTTTCTTTGAAATCCATAATCTTGTCCTTTAACTCACCACCTAGATCGATGCAAACATTGGCACAGCCGTCACAAAGAAGATCGTAGTTATCTGGTAAAAAATGTGGCCGCCAACATCTCGGACACTCGAATACACCATCCATGTGACAACCATCTAAAAAAGATTCTTTTACCTGCGTCAACTGCTTTAAAGCATCAGGCTTCTTTTGAGTTACCCAGTTTTTGCCATCCCACCATTGGTTTTTGTCATTTAATGACCCGTAATATGGTCTCATTTTCTTATCCTTTCACTTACTTTTTGTCTCAGGTCGTCCATAGAATAGTGCGTAGTCGTCGCCCGTTTGAATGAACGAAGCGCCAACTCTGCCAATGATTGCCTGTGTATCTTGCTTGGTGCTCTTATCATCATCTCTGTCATGCACTCCAAACAACTCATCGTATAGCTGCCACAGTCTTTGGTTTTCGCTCGGGCTAAACATGATTCACACATCGCCAGTTATGACTAGCGCGGCTAAAATGTCTTCCTCTGTGTACTCAGTGCTTCCTAGTTTTACAGCGTTTAGTACGCTATTAGCGTAGTCTTTGGGCGTCATATCTTTGTCGTCGCTTTCTTAAAATCATCAACAAATTTTTTTAATCTTGCAAGAGAAGCATCCCTAACCTCTTTGTTTACCTGTGGTGATGGTAATGCAACATAAGTTTTATCGCTAGGATGTTGTCGGCATAAATCTCTAAACTGTAAAACATTTGGCGGTCTATCTTTTGGTAAATTCTCAAAAGCGTACTTTATCGCATTTGGCTCGTTTACATAAAAACCTAACTCATGCGCCCAGTCGGCTTTTACATCTTCAATCGGCAAACCTACTGATTCCCACTTGTTTACAAACTCTCGTCCATAAGTCAGTGTTAGCTTCTCAAAAATACGGTTTATCCAAATATCAGGTAAGTTCATGGATGCCTCCTATCAATAAATCATGTTTAGATTCGATTACAAGCCCTTTTAAGGCGTTTGCTGGATGTTGTTTACCCGTTACCCTCTCGTAAAGCTCTCGCGCTGCTTTAGCATCTTTTTCTTTGAATGATTCTGTTTGCTTGTTCACCGATGGTCTACCATGTGATTCTTTTATCCAATCAGCCTTAAAACTTGTCCAACCACGATTACAAGCCATTACCAATGCTGCCTCTAGGGTTATCTCTGCCTTGTCAGCCTCGTGCTGTATTCCGTTTAACGCTGTTTTTGTCAAAGGTGCTTTTTTTGCTTTACGAAGTTTTCCAAAATCATCCCAGACATCTTGGCAAACATCATCAGGACGCGATAGCGTCTTAGTATCTTTAGATACTGTTATGGGTATTGGGTTATGGGTTATGGGTAGCATAGAATCCGCATCACTTTTCGATGCGTTCGCATTGTTTTTTGATGCGTTCGCAATGCGTTCGCTTTGAGTTTGCATATTTTTGACATTCCAACGAGCTTTTGCAGATGCTCTAGCTTTCTCAGATTTATTGTAAAAATCCTCGATAACTTTCTCACATCTTGCATGAACCCATGCGCCATCTTTCTTAAAAAAGAAGTGTTTTAATAGCGTTTGCACGGTTTTTTCATCCGAACGCAATGCGAACGCAAGGTCTTCGCATGAATCAATCAAAGGCGATTCATCTAAATAGTATTTCCATATCATTCTCAGATATGTTGCTAGATGATGGTCATCAAGATTTGATGTATCTTTGATGAAATCACCAATATGGTGGGCGTAATATTGCATTACTCTCCACCTTCATCTTCCAATGTGTCAAACCACCAGTCTTTTGATGTTTTTAACACTTGACGCATATTTTTAATAATATGCCTAATCTGGTCAGGAGAAAGAAGAACTCTAGCCTCCTCAGAATAGCCAGTTTGAGCGATTACAAAGTAACCTCCCTCAGAGACAAAAGTCTCAGTCGCCATAGCTTCTTTTAACTTCATACAAACCTCCAATAAAAAAGGTTTGTTATGTCATCGTCCACTATTTCTAGTGGTTGCAGGACTGTACAGGTACAGCACAATGACATAACAAACCCGACCTGTTAAAAACGCCTGCAAGCGTTACAACGTGATGTTGTGTACGTATTCTAATACGCTTTTGCTGTAAGTGTCAAGACCATTGTTCAGCCATTGCGTCTGCAATACCTTTAAACGTCTTACTTCTAATCTTCCATCTATCTGCCGATGGTGATAAATAATGAATTCGTTGTTGCTCTTTTTTTGGCAAAGAATTAAATAACTCCTTCACATTTTTAGTCTCTTTTAGCTTAGACAATCCGTTTAACCATAAGCATGTCGCTTTTGATTCTGGGTGTCCAAACATCCAAGGTTGTATGATCTGGTCAGGCTTTCTAATTTTTGAGCTAATTATGCTGACAGGATTCTCAAGACACCATTTAGGTATTTTGCAATCCATTAGTTTTTGAACAAAATCAAGAGCCTGTTGTTGTCTACCATCAGCTATTTTTGCAGCAAAGTGAGCAGCGCCAGACACAGCCAAATGAGTGCAAGGAGGATGCATGATTGCCATATCCCAGTCCTGGTCTATAACATCAAAAACATCACCTTGATAATGTATACCCTCAGTCTCTGTTGGTAGTAAATCGCAACTCATTGCATAGTGTCCATGTGCTGCAAATGCATCTCTAACTGTGCCAGAATACTCACAAGCAATTAAGATTCTCATGCTCGTGTAATCCTATATTCCTTACACTTACTCTTACCTGTTTCCTTCCACCTACGCTCTACTTTCCACTTAGGTGCTAACTCTAGTTCTAGCTCGCAAAGTCGCTTAGATAGGTTTAATGTCAATCCTAGCTTTGCACAATCCATCTGGGTAAACCAACCTGTTTTAAGCAGCGAAACAATACGCAATTTGTGGTCTGTTAGCTTTGGCTCGTCTTTGGCAAAGAATGTTTTGATTCGTGTAAATAGACTCATTTTGTAATACCTCTCCAGTAAAGATTAAAATTAAACTTCCAACCATCTAGCTTGTATCTCATCGCTACATCTGCACCAAGCCATGTAGGTGCATACCAAGACTTCCCATCCCAATAGGACATAGCGCAATCATGTTTCTCTATCTTTAAATTTAAAGGTAGATCATGCCAAACTTCATAAGCGCCTACCCTGCAAGGCTTTGTGTTTTTATCAAACCATTCTGTTTTCATTTTGTTATCCAATCATAAAAAGAAATAAACCAATTAAGAAAAACCATCCTAAAACACAGAAAAACAATGCCGTGTCATAGGCTATTCCATATTTTTTAACAAAATACTTTGTAAGTTTAGTAATAAAAATAGCAAAAAAAGCCATATAAAGCATTGTGATCATAACAACGCCACCAATCATGCTTGTATTCATTTTGTCACCCCATAAAATAATAAAAAAAAGAAGGATAAAGTTACCGCCATTGTTACAAATGACGATACTAAGACTGTGATAATGTTAGGTTTTTTCATGGCTTTGGTAACTCCATCCAGTGTGTCGGGTTTTCATATTCACCGTAATAACCACCGTCATACCAAGCGTATTGCCAATGATCGCGAGATAATTTCCCGTTTTTTTGATTTGTGTATTGACCAACGACGCAAGGAGGCTGATCATATCCCTCCCATCCATAATCAATCTCTCCACCTTTTAGCAAAACCCAGCTACCATCTTTAGGTGCTGTTTCGATTGGTTGCCAGTTCATGATTTCTCCTTGTTTGGACAGTTTGGACATTTGTGTTTTAGATTGCATACGCCTAATTGTTCGCATGGTGTCATGATTGTTCCTTTGTAAATCCACGCCATTCAATGTGTTGTACTTTTGATGGTAAATCAGCCCAATATCTATTAGGAGTAATAGTAAGCCGCTCCCAATCCACGCCATTCCAATAATTAAATAATCCACCAGCTTCTTTTTTATCAACCCGCGTCTCGTAAACACCAACCCAATGTGGGCGTGTGTATTTGTTAAACCAAGGTGTCATTTCACACCTCCAAAAAATGACTTGATTTTGCTAAAAATTGATTGATTTTTTTCAGGATAAATAAAAACAAAAGGATCTGGCCTCGGCTTACCTTGTTGCATCATCAATTCATAACTAACCTCTGATTGAATTCTCTCGATAAATCTTTTTGTGCGAAGTGAATCACGCTCTTTTCGCATAGCTTTTGTATCTGGATTTTGTTTTCTCATTTCACGCCTGCTTTCGTATAAGCACGTACCTGCTCACTGTTAGGTAAGTAAACAGGTGTACCATTCTTTTTAGAAGCCGTTAAACCGCCTTTTACCGCACCAATTGGACTGTTTAATGCTGTCCAGTTAATTGAGTTGGTAAACCCTGTAAAAGCGTTGTTTGTGCTCTTTGGTGTTCCATCTTTCCATTTAGACATTTTGATCCCCTTTACTACGATATTTTCCAAGCGCATTAAACGCATCATTGATTTGATTACCTAAATTTTCTGGATGCTTATTAAATTGTGTTAAGAAATACATCCTCCAAGCATTAGGCAACTTTCCGTCTTTGCGCCAATTTGATATTGCGCTATCACCTAGCTTTAAAGCATTTGCCATTTTTGACTGGGTTAGGTACTTTCGTACCATGTAGTCTAGTAGTTCCATGTCTGTCATTTTGTTTTCCTTTTGTTGTTGATGTGGTAATCATACTTCACTTTTATGAAATATCTTATAGGTGTTTACACCTATATACACGCCTATTTTTTATCCATACAATTCTTACCCCTTCAACTTTTTACGGTAATTTTTATGACACCAACACGCGAACAACTAGAGCTTGCTGCTAAGGCGGCTGGGATTACAGTTTTGCCTGATTATGTAGATGGAGTTGGGATTATGATTATTGGCCCAGTAGGTAGGCCTGAGTATTGGGAGCCAACTACATCAAAATCCGAAATCTTCGATCTTATGGTTGCTATTGGGGTTGAGTCTAGTTTTAGTACATCAGATAATTATTTTTTCTGTTACTCAGGTAAATATTACGGGTGTGCAAACATTAAAGACCATAACAACGACAAAGGACTAGCAACCATGTGGGCTGTGTTTTTGTGCGCTGTTGAGATTGGGAGGGCTATGTGAAGATAGACAGCACAGGCACAGCAGCAGTAGATCCTAACTATTACTGGCAACCAATAGAGACTTGTCCAATAGGTGTAAAGGTACAGCTATTAGGCGATGGTGTCGCTCACTATGGGGTTTATAAGGGATTGAGTCATGGGTTTTGGACGCATTGGGCGGCTCTGCCTGTTTTGAAGAAAGATTGATATGTTTGAAAAAGTCGTGATAGGTAATGCAACGCTTTATCGTGGTGATTGTATGGATGTATTGCCGTTGCTTGATAAAGTTGATGCTGTTATTACTGATCCGCCTTATGGGATAAATAGAGACAAAGGAATGGGATTAGGAGGTGTTAGTTTGACTGGTAACAGAAATAATCATCTAAAGCGATATGAATCAAATGATTGGGACAAAGAACGACCAAATTCTTCTATTTTTAAATCTTTTTTAGACTTGTCTAAAACTAGTATTGTATGGGGCGGGAATTATTTTACAGATATGCTTCCTGTTTCTGGAAAATGGCTATTTTGGGATAAATTACAAACAATGCCAAGTTACTCAGATGGGGAAATGGCATGGACTAATATAGATGGCGATAGCGTAAAACAATTTACATATAACGGAAGCGGGTTACATAGCAAGGAAAAAGATCGTGTACATCCAACTCAAAAACCACTAGCCTTAATGCGCTGGTGTATAGATCAATGTAAAAACAATCCTCAATCAATCTTAGACCCATTCATGGGTAGCGGAACAACTGGAGTTGCAGCCATGCAAATGGGACGCTCATTTATTGGCATAGAGCGAGAGCCTAAGTATTTTGACATCGCCTGCAAACGGATAGAACAAGCGCAGAAGCAAGGCGACTTCTTTGTAGAACCTGTAAAAAAGCAAGAACAAACTGCTTTATTGTGAAAAATAATCACAAAACATAGGGTTTCCCCTAATGTAAAAAACTAAAACCAGTAGCATAATTCAACCATCGAAAGACGAAAAGAGCTGACAAGCGGGGAGGTCAGTAAACCCGAACAAGTGCGGAGGGTGCTCTAGGTACTGTGTACCGTAGTCAATTCGATATTTCAGTTAGTCGCATCGCAGGCTAATATAGTGCTCAAAGAGATTGATTAAAGGTAATGTCAAGTTTGTTTTTCTTATCATGTGTCAGAAAAGCAAATGACTAAACCTTGTGGAGTCTTTAAATTTAGACGCAGCACGACGAATCGTGATAGTTAGACATTACCTTTAATCAATCTCAGATTTGTTCTTTAAACACTAACTATGGCAACCGCACCAATCTAGCGGTGACAGATCGGAAAGACGATCACATATTTGGAGCAAACAATGGTAGATGATTCAATCAATATGGCAAATGACGTAGAGCGCTTCTATAAAGAAAATGAGTCGTTGTCGCATAGTCACGATGTAAAGCTGTTTATTGACGCTGCACGAGGCGATATAACGGCTCTATCACCGTTTAACTATGGTCACAAAGGAGCTACTGTTTGCGACATGATGGAGTTTGCCTTAAATACCAAAGGTGGAGCTACTTTGGCTTCATTGTTTGCTTATCTTGGGAAAATGTCAAAAGATGACGACGAGGCTTATGAGTTATTGGAGGCAATGGCAGATCAATTTATCTGGAGGGCTTTTTAATGAATCAGGAGCTAGATTACTCTGGTCGTGTTGCATTTAATCATCTTTATAGTGCGATAGAAGAAGGCTATCAAATGTCATTTGCTAATGCAAAAATTCTATTAGAAAAAATCATTGTGTCAGCTTCACGTAATGAAGACGGCGCATACTACGACTGGGATGCATTAAAAGAACAATTAAAGGCTATGAATACAGCCTCTAAAAGATATTGGAGTGAAGAATGAAAACAATTTTTATGTGGCTGCCAGTCGTGTTTCTAGCCTTGATGCTTTTGTTTGGACAAGACGTAAGCGATTGGGTTTTATGTAAACGCCAGCAATACGAGTCTTATCAATCAGCTACTAGCAAGACTAATAACTGCGTGGTAATTGATGGTTTTGTTTACGATAAAAAAGGTAGAAAACAGTGAAAAAATACAAAGTTGACCAGTTCTATGCACAGACTCAAGATGTGCATTATGAGACATTAGAAGAGGCGATTGAAGCCGCAAACAAGAAGCGATCGACTATTGCAACTATTGGCGCTCATATTGCAGTATATGAGTTGATTGACGTGCTAATTCCAAAACCTACACATGTCTGGCAAAGTGAGCAAAATGAAAAATGCGATTGAGATTTTTACATACTATTACGGTCTTTATCGCAGTTTGAATGTTGGATTTGTTAGATCTATTTACAAAGCAATTAGAAAGGTAATGTTATGAGTGAATCAGAACAATATGAACAAGAGCAGTGCGATAGTGCTAAGTCCGACGAAGCTAAAAAGCTAATTGAACAACAATACGAAAGTAAAAAATGAGTGTTTACACAAAACTAAACGAAGCGCGTACAGCGTTTCACAAATTGCAACTTAAAAAGACTGGGCTAAATAAGTTTGCTGGATACTCATATTTTGAGCTTGGCGACTTTTTAATTCCAGCTCTCAGTGTAATAAAGGATGCTGGATTGTGCGCCTATATTTCATTTGGTACTGATTTGGCTACGATGAAAATCGTAGATATTGAGCCATCAGACAATAAGAAGCATGAGGCAGTCATTATCACTTCTCCTATGTCTAGCGCTGCTTTAAAAGGCTGTCATGACGTGCAAAACCTTGGGGCAGTACAAACATATCTTCGCCGTTATTTATGGGTTACAGCGCTTGAAATTGTAGAGCATGATGCGCTTGATTCTAGTGAACCATTGACAAAGAAAACCACGGTAAATACACCAATGCCTAAAAAAGAAGAAGTAGGATTAACAGATGACGAAATTAGCCACATTACCGATATGGCGCAAGCTATTAAAGAAACAGATGCTGTATCAGGCGTTGATCTTATTGAGCAAGCAAAGTTAGAAGAGCCCCAGATGATTGCATTGTGGGGAATGTTAGATTCCAAAACCCGTTCAGCTATCAAAGCTGAAAAAGAAGCACGAAAGGCTAAAAAATGAGCGATTACGACAATTCCAATCGAGGTGTTTTGTTCAAAAATGACCGTAAAGAACAAGAAAACCACCCTGATTACAAAGGTAGCGTTAATGTTAATGGTGTAGAGTTTTGGTTATCTTCTTGGATTAAAGAAGGTAAATCTGGTAAGTTTATGAGCTTATCGGTTAAACCAAAAGAAGAACAAGCACCTAAGCTAGCGCCTAAGCAGGTTAAACAAGTTGACGATAGCCAAGATATTCCTTGGTAAAGTTTATGGGGGAAAGCCGTACCAATACAGGGGACTGGGGGTCGCTAGTCGGTTGGCATGGTAAGTACCCCACCATTTATGGGGGAAAGCGAATGCTGTGACGGATGGCAAAAGACCAGTTAGTACTGCTGGAGTCGATATGTACAGTGCAGCGAGTACCCCACCATTTTGAAAGTAAACAATGATGCATTACATTTTTAAAAAAACTTTAGACAGTGAATCAATAACTCAATGTAGGGAAGCATTAGCTATTGGTATTGATATTGCACAAAAAGAACTAACAGAATGGACAGATATGTATTTAGATAGTTTTCAGCCAGAAACACGTAAAAAACTAATATCAAATGTTGATAAATTAACAAATGCATTAAGAATAATTGATCCACTTTGAAAGTAAATAATGACACAAGAAAAGCTATTCTATGAAGCAATGTCTCAATTGAATAAAGACTTTGGATATTCGGAAGATGAAAAAGATTTATTCCTAAATCGATACCTTGCACACATGGCAGCTCGTCATGTGATAGAGATTAAAGAAAAATTAGAAGATGAAAAAC